AAATAAAATTGTCAAGTTAATGTGAGTCACTTTTTATTTTCTATTGTTTTATCTTAACACGTATCTATGAATTACTACCACCAATTTTCCATTAAATAATGCTCGGTCTGTTTGAATGTCAATATCCATCATACCCAAGTCTTCCTTGAGTCTATTAGCTTGGACCCCAACTTCGTGTTCCGCATCTTTTTCATTTTTGAAGAATCCAAAGTAGGAATCACACCCACCTGTTTTATCACATACTCCGTAAATCATTTCTCTACTATCCATTTTTATATTTTTTTTTTAATCCCTCTTTAAGTCCTCTTAATAATCCTTTTTTGTGTGCAACATAATCTTCTTCATCTTTATATGGCCAAGCAATTAAGTAAGTATTTTTTTCACTTTTTGGATAAGTAAAGAAATCTTTTTTTAATTTCTTTTTTGTTTTTCGTGGTAATCTAAATTTTTTGTTCTTTTGATCCATAACATTCTAATTTTTTATCTGTAACATTCCACAAATCTTTTACCCCTTCGGTCATATGACAATTATGTTTTTTACCTGTCCTATTTCCAAATTCAACAATCATATCATTATGACGATTCTTAATAAAGTGAGGACATTCTTTACAAGGTTTTTTCATATAAGGCAAAGATATGAATATATTTTATCAAATTTCATTATAATTTTATTTCAAAACGATTACGCATTAATTCTATCATATCTTCAGGGCAATCGTGTACATTTGTTCCTCCGTGTCTATTTTCCACAATTATTGAAAACACTTTATAACCATATTGTTTTGCCAATTCATAATAACGTTCCATTTCCCACTCTTGTGTGAATGTGTTAGATACCGCAATTTCCGTATAAAAATGGTTATTTAATAATGAATCCTTCATATAAGTTTCCACCATATCTTGACAGAATTTATGAGCATCTTTTATTTTAGTGACATCAAATTTATATTCACCAGTTTCTTTATCAATAAAATATTTGTCTGCCTCACAAACTAAAAAGTCATCACCAACTAATTTTTTTGCAAATGTGGTTTTACCAGATCCAGGAATTCCACGAACTATATATAATATTTTTTTCATAAAACAAAGATAGTTATTTTTTTTTAAATAAACAACTATTTATTGGTATGAAAATTATTTTAACTGAATCCCAATATTCAACATTATTAAATGAGGTAGTTGATTTTAATTCACTATATAAATCTTTATACCCAAAAATGTATCGACAAGTTTGTTTAAAATACGCAAATGGAGATGAAGAAAAAGCAAATGATTTTTGTCAATTAGGGTTCATTAAAGTATATCAAAAAATTAGTATGTACAATGAGTCAGGACCTATTGAGGCTTGGGCAAAACGTGTAATCACAAATACAGTAATTGATGAATGGAAAAAAGAAAAAAGAAGTCCATACAAAAACCCTATTGATTTTGAACGAGTAAATTTAGAAGTAATTGACGACACTCCAAAAGAAAGTTTATATTCATCAAAAGAGATTAAAGATGCAGTTGAAACTTTATATCCTTCACAAAAAAAAGTATTTGAAATGTTCTTCTTTGAAGATATGTCACATCAAGAAATTGCCGACGAATTAGGGATTAGTGAAGGTACATCAAAATCTAATTTATTTAAAGCAAAAATAAAAATAAAACAATACCTAATTAATTTAAACAAAAAAAGGGAAGACTAATCTTCCCCTTTAAAGGTCGACAACGAATTGTCCGACTCCACCAACTTGTTTTACTAAACAAGGAAAATTAAAAAAAGTCTATTGAATCAGATATTCTTAACCCATCCACATAACGTTCAGGTTTACTCCAAGAATTTCTACTTTCAGGATATTCCAAATAATATGATTCCGAATCAAAACCATCTTCCTGTCCCCACGAAAAAGACATTTCAATAAATTCATCTTGGCTCAATTCATCCCCATATTCATCTAAGATACGACCTGATTTAATAAATTCAAGTAATGATTCTTTATCTTTAAAGAACTTATCTTCATTGAAATTCCAAAGAAACTTCCATCCCACACTACGTTTACCTAAATGAACTTTTACATTATCAGTAAACTCATCCCAAGGTGACAAATTTTGAAATTGATCAGTACCATCTATTCTAAAATCTTTATTAACTGATTCCACATTTAATTCCATTTGTCTAATTCTAGACATAAGACGATTTTTCCTTGTCTCCAATTCATTTAAAGTTGGAGATCTATAATAATTTGTTCCCATGTTTATATTTTTTCCATCCAAAGGTAGTAGTTTGGGGGATTAACCACACCTATTGAAATATCCGTAAACTTACCCCCAATTATAACTCCCATTTCTAAATTAACTTTATTCACATTACCAGTTAAGTAACCAAATATTGTATAATTCAATGTTAAGGAATAAACAGTACCCACAGAATAAAAACCATAATTTTGGGGACTCATTGAGTTATATGTGTATTTATTTTTTGTAATAAATTTAATTGTATCAACCGGCATCATATCCATTGGTAAACCCATCTCACCAATTCTATATTGTTTAATAACCCAAGTTTGTCCAACCAAAGAGTATGTACTATCTTGTGTTGTTGGATTTGGGGTTACATATGGTTGATATTCACCAGGTTCAATAACTTGTTTCTCACAAGATAATAACCCAACTAATACTAATGTTAAAAAAATTATTTTTTTCATATCTTATTTTGTTACTAATGATTCAATTTTACTTTTAACTTGATCACTTATAGAAATATCTTCCACATTACTAATAATTACTGAATTAATTAAAATTTTATTTGGTATATGTACTAAGAATGCGTCTCCATTGTAAAAACTCAAATTATTTCCCAATTCAATTGACCCATGAATCATTTTTAAAAATATTTTATATTGAATCTGATCCATAAATGTCTCATCAATTAACACACCCATACTTTCATTAATAACTTTTAGTGTGTATCCCGTAATTGTTTGTTTTAACATAATCTATAATTTTTTATAAAGATAATACATTATTTTATAATAACAAATTTTTTACCAACTTTTTTTAGTGTACCAACAAAATCATTTTTATGGTCAATACCACCCCAAAAACCACTTCCGTCCGACCAAACTCCTTTTTTATTATTTTTATATACTGATTCATCCTCAAAAATAATGTAATCAGGTTGATCATGTTTAGGTAAAGCATATGCTCTTGTCATTTCTCTATGCTCAGATGGTGAGTAATTACCCAACCAATCTTGTCGACATAAAAATGTTGCCTGTCCAACAATAACTTCTTGTCCATCAAGAATAACTTTTTTGTTGAATTTTTTTTTAAATGTGTGAATGTAAGTTCCCATTTTTTAAATTTTAGACGTTTGAATTAATATTAATAAATTTATTATAAAGATTGTACTTGTTCCATAATGTCAGTAACCTCATCAGGACTCAAGTACCCAATAACATCATTTGTTACAGGAGTATCATAAGTTAAGTCACCATCTTTACCTAAAACGGCAATTTCAAACAAACCATCGTCACCACCATATGAATGTGTGTGAGAAACAACAGATACACCGTATCCATTTTCAAACACCATTCGACACTTCACACCAATTTGGTACGGAGCGTCTTCAATTTTTTCAAACTCTAAATCTTCAAATTTTTTCATAATATATTTTTTAATTTTTAATTACAGAACAAAGGTAATACTTTTTTTTAAACTGCCAAACAAAAAATAAAAAATCCCATAATTTTTTTAAAAAAGTTATGGGATTATCTTTTTGATTAACCATTAAATAACTAAGAAAGAGGATTTTGGTTGTTATTTGTACGATATAAATATACTATAATTTATTAAAAGTTAACTTTATTGTAAATTTTTAACAATTATTTTATAAAATTCATCTGTTTTATTTGTAATTGGTAATTCATCAATACTATAATATCCACACTCACTATGTTCCCCACCATCTTTTGCGTTATCTAGATCTGGATATATCTTATCTTCAACCTCAAGACCATAGACATACATAAAACCTTTTAGGTAGGTACCGTCTTTGTTAAATCTATCAACAAACCCAACCAAATTTAATTTATCGTTGATTTTAATATTTGTTTCCTCAAAAAATTCCCTACGAGCAGCCTCTTCAGGTGTTTCACCATCTTCTATTCCCCCACCAGGGATTGACCATTGATTTGGCATTGTGTTGTCACTACTTCTTTTACACAACAATACCTTGTCATTACATTTAACTAATATTCCAGAAAATCTTTTGTTTTTTTTCATACCTCACATATTTATATATATATGGAAGTAATAATAAACAATAATCTTTTTAATGTCAAATCTGCAATTACCGATAAAGACATTCAAGATGGAATGAAAGGTAAAAAATTTGATGACGAATTTAACGGTATGTTATTTGTAATGAATGAAGGTACTCATTCATTTTGGATGAAGGATTGTACTACTTCTTTAGATATTATTTTTATATCAGATGAATCAATAATAAAAATTTACTCGGATTGTCCACCTTGTCGGGAACAAGACGATTCGAAATGTCCCCAATATGATGGTGTTGGTGATATGATCTTAGAGATCAATGGTGGTGACTGTATTAAATACGATATCACCGAGGGTGATTCAATTTTGATTAAAGAGTGATTTCTGAATTCTAAAAGGTTCAACTCTATCTTTCGCAATTTTTGCGTAATTTGGAGATAACTCAATTCCAACCCAACGTCTTCCCAATATTTCAGCAGCAACCAAACTAGTTCCGCTACCAGCAAATGGATCTAAAACAATATCATTCTTATACGATAAAATTTTAATTGCCTTTGTTGGGATGTCCATTGAGAATGTTGCCTTAGTCATTGACTTAGTATCTGCAAAATAATTCCACTGACCAAAAACAAGTTCCATGAACTCTTTCTTATCATTTTCTTCATAAACAGTTTTCTTTTTGGTGGTCCCGTCTTCTTGTTCAACATCAGTTGGAACACCTGTCCATTCAGGTTGACCTTTTACCTTTTTAATGTGTTGTTTTTTATACGCTAAAATTACACACTCTTTTGGGTTATAAATGTATGGACTAGAAGGACTCATCCAAGAACCCCAAGCGGTTGTTTTACTTCTATGTGGCGAGTCTTCTTCAAGATCCACAACACCAAAGAAACCATAACCAATTTCTTTCATAATTTGCCACATTTCTGAAAGAAATAAAATTCTACCTCCCTTAGTTTGTCTATTGATCTCATAAGGAATATTCAAGGCAATTCGACCATCATCCTTTAAAACTTTGTAAGCCTCTGTTAACCAATCTTTGGCGAACTCAATATACTCCTCAAACGCAACATCATCGTCATGTACATCATAATCGATTCCAACACCATAGGGTGGGGATGTTACAATTAAATCCACACAACCTTCAGGAAATGTTTTCATTACATCAATACAACTACCATTAATAATTTTACCAGTAATGTCTTCTAAATTTTTCATACTTTTTTTTTAATTAATTAAACAATTTTAATAAACCTAACTATAATTTTTTTTATTGTCAAATTTTTATTAAACTATTTCTGTAATTATTTGCGCTAATTTATATCCTGCAAATGCTCCCGCAGCGGCTGAACCAGGAAGAACTATAAACTTACCTAAAATTGTGTCATATTTTTTTCTATTGACAATATATGATATTAAAACGTAATACAGAACATAATTTATTAAAACTAAAAAGTCCAATTCTTTTGCAACAAACACAACAATAGAATTACCTAAAAACCCCCACATAAAATTTATGAAAGTTTCCCGTAGTAATTCACTTGGTGTTGTGATTGCGTCTAAAACTGAAATTTCTTTACTAAATCCTGTTTTATTTTTCGATGTTTTCAATGTGGTGTTGGATGTACCATAGGGCTTTTCTGAGGTCTTCAAGTTCTGTATCTTTTCTTTTTTTTCCTGCACGGCTAATATATTTTATTGCATTTCCTAAACTAAACCCCAAATCCCAAGCATCAATAACTTTTATTGCTTCGTATTCGTTATTTTTTCCCCCATAATGTTGAGGATGATTTACTTGTTCTATTTTTATCGGTGGACACTGACAAAGTCCTGAACCACCACATACACATTCTTTTTCCATTATTCTTCTCTATATTCTTTTAATAATTCATCATTTGAAATTGTACCGTACTTACCTTCAAAACCATTAACATCAATCTTTACATTAATATTTTTATACATTCTTTCCCAATATTGTGTCCCATCCAATGAGATTGAAATTTCATTAATAATCTTATATGGGTCCGCATTTGATCCTGGTCTTCTATCTTCCAAATAACCTTTCCAATTATCTGCGGTTGTTTTTGGGACTCTGATTGATGCTCCTCTATCCGATACACCCCAACTAAATTTATCAATTGATTGTGTCTCAAAATTTCCGGTTAATCTTAAATTATTATCGGAACCATATGATTCAATATGTTCTTTATGTCTATTTTTAAATGATGCGAATATTGATTTGAAGTATTCTTCCCCCCCTTCATTTCTCATTCTATCGTTTGAAAAGTTAGTATGTAAACCAGATCCGTTCCATTCTCCTTTTTGAATTGGTTTTGGATGTAGATTAACCCCATAATTATATTTTTCGGAGATTTTATATAAAAAGTACCTAGTCATCCAAAGGTCATCACCACCTTTTAATTTACCTTTTGATAATACTTGGTATTCCCATTGACCTAATGCAACCTCAGCGTTGATCCCTGTAATATCAATTCCGTATTTTAAACACATATCCATATGTTCTTCAACAAAATCTCTTCCTACAACATATTCACCGACACCACAATAATATTTACCTTGTGGTTCCAAGTTGTTTTCATCGTGACCTAAAATACATTTGTTTTTTCTATCATAGATAAAATATTCTTGTTCAAACCCAAACCACAAATCTTCTTGATCTCCAATTAGTTTTGATCTTGTATTAGTTTCGTGTGGTGTACCATCAGAATTCATTACTTCACACAACACGTAAATTGTGTTTGTATGATCGTAAAAATAATGTCTAACAGGTATTAAAATACAATCAGAACTATTACCTTCCGCTTGTAATGTTGATGACCCATCAAAGTTCCATTCAGGGAAATTATTTAGAACTAAACAATTTTTAATTTGTTCATAATCCACAATTTTAATCTTACTTCTAAGGTTTGGCTCAGGTGTATATCCGTCAATCCACACATATTCTAACTTAACTTTCATTTATTTTTATTTATATAATTTATTATTTCTTCCTTGTTTTTTCCCTCATTAAACATTCTGTAGACATTGCGTGAAAATTCATCCGTACACAACACTGCGTCGGCATCTAAATAATTCATAATATCTGTAAGGTGGTTGAGGATGTTTTCTTTCTTTAAAAATCTTTTGTTAAAACCCATTTTTAATCTTCTAAAAATTCTTTTTCTTTTTTCTTATCCTCTTGTTCAATATTGTAATTTCTCGTTTGATTAATTAACATTATTGTTTTTCTTTTAAATAATGGTAATAATGTTTCTTCAATTGGGAAATCACCTTTACTAATCATTTCTAACACCGGTAACTTTGTTTTATTTTCGGTCTCAGAAAATGTAGTTATTATCTTTGGTATTGTCAATTTGTTTTTATCATCACAATAAATTAATTTAACATTTGTCTTATTTTCTGGTGATTTTTTTGCTGCCGGAGATACTTCATACTCCCAAACATAATACTTGTTGTCTCTCTTATCCAAATGGAAGAAGAAACCTTTGTTAGATAAAATTTCTTTTTTATTCTTCCTGTATTTTGCCTCAATACTATCATAAACTAATGTCCACACAGATTTTGCAATATTGAAATATTCCGTCATTCTTGGTGCGGTGTATTGTAAAATCTTTATAAATTCTTCATACTCATCATTTGACATCTCAGGAACACTTTTAATTTTAAGATCTTTCACTAAAAGTTCGTCATCAACTGAATTAAATTTTTTGTTTGTATATATGATTTTCTTATCCCTGATAAGTGTTTGTATGTTTGCTAAATGTAATGATAATTCTATAAATCCAGGGTAAAGTTCCATGTTATCTAACTTTTCACCCATACGTTGGAAATATGATAGTAACTTATATTCCTTATGTTCCCTATCAATTGGCTTTTCAAACATCCAATCGGTGTCCATTACAAATTCTATTTTTTTATTTCTTGCCATTACCCATAAACATAATAATATAATTGTATTCTGTAAAGGTATTAGTCAGTTCTCATTACAACAAAAGTTGAATCATTAACTGAAACGGTATCATATTCATTGTTGTAACTACTTATTACACTATAATCATTATCATCAACTAAATCATTTATTAAACTTTGTCTATCTATAAAATTATCATAGTTCTCACCCATTTGATCTAACCAACCCACTGGGTTATCTCTAATTTCTCCTAACCTATCCTCAACGGCTTCTTCAACCTCATCGTCATTTAAATCACCATCTGGGTCATCTCTTATATCTTGTATTTCAACATCAATGTCTTCTATTTCACTTTCAATTTCTTCAACCCTTGATTCATTATCCGACTCATGTTCACCATCCTCATCTTCATCTTCATAAGTTACTGACTCAACTTTTTTACCGTTTTGGTAAATTTGCCATTTATTTTCAGACCATTCAACAATTAAAATATTATCCATATAATCATTAAATTTGAAGTATTTTAAATCTTCAATATCTTCCTCTATAAGAGGAGATCTAGCTCCACTTGAAATTAAATATTTTTCGGTTTGAAGTGACCTTTTTTGGTTTTGTAATTTTTCAATTTCTTTATCTTGTTTAACACTAGTTTCCCTACTAACATCATAATTTTCAGGATCGCCCGTAACCCATTCACGAACCGCGTCTTCATAATATTCTGCAACTTCGTCACCATCAATATGGTAAGATAAAGTATTTTTATCAAAATTACTTAAATCATTTACCATTTCATCATAATACTCTTTAAGAGAACTATCCGCTTCATTTTCAGTTCCAACCGCATAAACATAACCACTAGCATCATTATGTATTGACCTAAATGTATGTAAGTCATAATGGGAACTTTCAGGTATTAAATCATACACATCATTATCTTTGTCCTTAAGTTCATCAATCTCGGATTGCAAATCATTTTGTTCAATCTCCAATTCATCAACAATTTCAGAATCTTCCTCGTTATCTATTCTTTCCTCAAGTTCTTCCATTCTTTTTTCTAAATCTTCTAATTCTTCACGTTCTGGTCCATCTAAATATCCAATATCACCTTCTTGAACCATATAGTCAAAAACTGCGTTTGCCATTAAACCTTCTTTATCAATATTAGAATTATTTAGATCCCATTCACCATCTTCTCTTCTTTGTCTTGCTTCAGCCCTTAAAGCCATTTCTTTTCTTCTATCAAGTTCTTTACTATATGGTGTGTCCCAATAAATTAAACTACCACCAACTGTAACACCTTCAAAATTTACAATACCTGAAGAACGAACATTTAAATCACCAGTCACAATTAACTCACCCAAATTAGTTATTTGTTTTAAACCCATTAAGTTTAGATTACCATTAACTTTTATTTTTTTACCTTTGAAATCAGGAAATTTAGGAATCGCTTGTGCTTTATAATTAACAGACTTTAATAGATCAATATATTCTTGTGGTGTGAAATCTTCATACTCAATATTATCATCTTGTTCAATAATAATATTCTTAATCATGTTAATTAAATCACCCTCATTAATTCTTATAACTTTTTTCATATTACAATAAATATTTAATGGTTTACAAAATATGTGTAATATCAGATATTTATAATTAAATAAACCTATTAAAACAAATATTATGGGATGCGGATGTAAAAATAAAGCGAATCAACAAAATGTACAAGCACCTCAACAAGCTCCTAAACAACCAGCAACGAATCATTCTACGGTTCAAGAGTCGGTAAAGAAAATTGTTGAGAAGTATTACAACAAAAAGTAATCGGTGGTTATTGGTTAAAAAGTTTAGGTGGGAAGTATTTTCCACCTTTTTTTATATTTATAAGTTATGAATGATATTGAAGAACTAATTGAAGAATTTAATTCATGTGATTGGAATGGTATATCCA